GTAACACCTGTTAAAGCTGAACTTGAAACGGTATCAACTAAAGGTTTGTTGCATTTCAAAGCCAAAGCATCAAACACACCGTTGCTTTGTACACCATTTGTACTTCCATCTGTAGGAGTTGCATCTAAAGGTATATTTGAAGCAGGAACAGGGAATGTAGTTCTTACAGGACTTGTTCCACCAAACTGAAAGTCATATTCAGGGTCACTTCCTCCTGCTATTCTATCAGCATAATACTTAACAACTATTCTGTCAGTTGCTAAGAATGTGCCATTATTTAATAAGGCGGCAGCTAAAAATTCAGTATAAATAGCAGAATTTACAGGAGGTGTATTACTTGATGTTGCAATTAGTGTTTCAGTACCTCCTGAAGTTCTATGATAAACTTCATAATAAAACTCAGCTGTACCACTCCCACTTGTTCTTCTTACATTACCTATTGTTAATAGATTGATGATGCCAGGATTCCCCACTAAAACATTTGCAGTTGTAGCTAAAGCAGCAATGAATTGTCCTGTTGTTGTAATTGCACCTGTTGGTATATCTACAGCAGTATCATTATAATCAGGGTCATCTATTGATGTAACCAATTTGAAGTATGTAGCTATATCACTTGAAACATTTGTTGCAAATAGATTAAGGTTACTTGGTAATTGATTAGCAGTTACATAAGGACTTGTGCCATCCTCTCCATCATTTACTAAGTCTGATGTGTTTGTTGGAATGTCACTTAAAAAAGCTAAAGTGCCATCATCATCTTGTAAAGTATATTTCCTTGTATCTGTCATTAAAGCAGTTGAAATACGAGCCACAATAGTACTCCCTTTAGAAAAAACTATCTGACCATTCTCGTCTGCTGTTGCATTTAAACCGAATAGATTAACATTGTTATAGGTATTGTTAATACCTGCCACTTCACCTATTGCAACAACATAATCACCTGAATTTTGATATCCAGCACCTGAACCTAAAGCACTTAACGAATTACCCGTATTCTCAAATCCTGAACTATAACCTATTGCAACAATAGCATCGCCTGAATTTTGATATCCAGCACCTGAACCTAAAGCACTTAAACCCGCCCCCGTATTCTCAAATCCTGCCTCTGAACCTATTGCAACATTATAATCAGTAGTATTATCCCGTAATGCAGAATCTCCTATACCAATGACATCTGTACCACTATTTCCATCTCCTGCAAGTGTCCCAGCAAAGAAATTACCATCAACTAAATCGTGGTTGTTGTCCAATACTTCTTGAAGTGTAGGAGTTGTTACATCTAATGCAGTTATAAAAGGATTTACTCCATCCTCTCCATCATTTGTAAGTTGTGATGTTAATGTTGGAATGTCAGAAGTTAAAGCCATTGTACCGCCTAAAGCTCTTATAAAAACTTCTCGGTCTACAACTGATGTAGGTTCAAATCTTAAAAGAGTATTTCCACCGCCAACTATATCTTGAAAATTAATGTTTTTAGGTTGTAATGATATTTTAGTTTCGCTATCTTTAACTACTATATCACTTGTTGTTTCATTTCCCTCATCCGTTACCTCTTGCAAAGTTGGAGTGCTACCGCCACCACCTTCAATAAATTCCAATCCGGTTTCATCTTCTTTAACTGCTACTATTTTACCGCCTTGACTTGTATAATCATCAGGTGCATCAGTAAGTTGTATAAAAGCCGTAGCACCACCACTCCCACTAACTGCATTCCAAGCCGGGAAATTTAACTCCTCTAAACGTAACAATAATTCTTGCATAGAAGTCCATCCAGTTTCAGGTACACCACCAACGCTTGGATAAACGGTAACATTAGCTAATTGATAACGATTTGTAGTTGCCCCACCTTGTGATACAATAAAGAAGTCTAAACCATCTGAATCAGCTTGTAATTTAGAAAATGAAAAGCCATTTGCACCCGTAGGAACATCCGAAGCTAAAAACTTCCATACTTTGTTACTATACTTAATAATCGATAATGTAGCCATTTTATCTTCCTTTGTGTGTTCGTGTTATTAATATTACAATATCGTAAATCAAAATATCTCCGTTAATTGGTGTTATTTGAATATTGCCTCCATTAGCTATAAAAGTAGTTTCGGTGAAATAATCTAATTCAACTGTAAATATTTGTTCTGTATCGGCCAACCGTTGAAATACTTGCGTTGTTTGTGCAATAGTTCCAAGTGATCCGCCTATATTTATTCCAACATCAAAATATGCATTAAGAACGTCCATTTTAGCTTTAAAACGTAAAGACATACTAAAAGCATCGCCATTATTAACGGCCACTAATTTATCAGTCGTATTATTCCAAAAAGTTGTAACACCCGTTGGTATTTGTGTATTTATTTCCGTTACCGTTCCAGTTGAAATTTTACCTGTTACACCATCAAGAATTGAAAGCGGTGCAGCTACTGTATATGTTGAATCTGTTATTTGTTGCCATCCAGTTTCATAATCTACAACCTCTAAAGGAAAAGTATAACGGCTTGGAATACCTAAACTACGATTATCTAATTCCATTTTAAAGCCATCTAAATAAGCTCTACAACCGATTGCATCAGCATAAAATTTAAAAGATAAATCATAAACATCATCCTCAGTTAATTGAACTATTTGGAAAAAGTTATTCCATTTATCGTGAACGAATCCCGCTGCTTGATTTGACCATTCAAATTGAAAGTCGCCAATTCCTGAGCTGTTTATGTAAGTGTCAAAAATACCAAATACCTCATCCCTCTCGTAATCACTTGAAATGAATACCTTAACAGAAAAAATATAATTACCAGTTTTTGGAGCTACAAAAGAAAACCCAGTATTTGCAGAATCAAATACCAAAACTGTGTCAACTTCATTTGTGATTACTCTAAGCGAATTATTACCTTTATATTTTTCAATATCTGAATTATCAACCGTTCCGTTTCCTGATATTATATTCCAACCAGTATAAGGTTCGTTAAAAGCCGTAAATAAAGGAAATAAATTTTCACTATATTTTGGTGTTTCTTGTTGTGCTATTACTACTTGTGCCATATCTTAGTCGTTTGTTATATAGTTAAAATTAAAGTAATATTGTTGGCCAACAACAATACTATCTAAAACATAGAAAGCTCCAGCAGTTAATGAAATCCTTGCAGATGCGCCCGTATTGGATCTTGCTATAAATATTTGGTCAAAAGCAAATGTTTTAGCTTGAAATTCAGTATTTGAAATAGTTAACCAAGTTGTGTTACTCAAAATAGAATCCCCAAAATTTTGTATTAACCCGCTACAATTAACCCTATTGCCTGATTTGTTAAACAAAATTCTATATCTCTTTTGAAGTGAAATAGTTGTTGTAATATTTGTTGTTGTTGTACTGGCTGGGTAATAGTTTTCTGTGTATGTAGTGTTGTATATTTCATCTACCGTAGCACTTGCTGAACTCCTTACTTTAGCTTGTGTAATAATTGCGGTTAAAAAACCGTTTATTGCTGAAATTAAATTTGCTTTTGTTGCCATATCTTAATTTATTAAAAATTCGTTGTTAAAATCATTACTGTCAAACTCTCCATCAAGAATTGTGAACTTCCAAATATCAGGGTTTGAAACTGAATAATGTTCCCCAAATATAGACGTTATTAATCCTTCATCAAACAAAATATAATAATCACCATTATCAGGAAACAGATTACTAATATCTATTGTAAAATAATTACCCGTTATTGTAATATCATTTTGAGTAAAAGTAAGGAATAAAACACCTTCTTTATAGACTCTCAATGTTCCAACTCCCAAAATAATATTTCGGTTAAAAGTGGCTCTTATTTCGTTTGGTAAGTTCATTAAATAGTTATTTCAAAATAAGTGATATATACATCTACTGTTGTTGTTCCATTAACAGGAACAGTAGGATTAGCGGATGCAGTTATAAAAACGTCTTTATTAAAAAAACTTGTCGTTGTATTACTTGGATTTCCCGGTAACAAATAGGTGAATTGTTCAGTTGTTGTGCCACTCCCCATTTGAGAAATAAAATTCGTTAACTGAAGGGTGTCTAATAATACCTTCCAACTTCCAGCAGATCCCCATCCGTCATTATTAATATATTTTACTAAAATATCTTTGGGAACATACATTTTACCAACTGTTGCAGGTAAAACAACTATTGGAGTTGTAAAAATATTTAATAATTCAGAATGTGTTAAAGTTCTTTTAACGCTTTTAGCTACTTGAACCCCAGCATTAGCATCTACATAAGTCTTAACCGCTTTAACACTTGGATATTTAGTGTCACTTGCTCCATCGGTAGTAACATTCGTTGATTTGTTTGTTAATACTTCTGCTAAAGCTATTTGCTCAGTAGTATAATCAATAGTATCTTTCATTCTACTTCCAACCTCTGTTGGTGTAATTGCAAAATCTACTGTTTCGTTTGTGATTTGCGTATCAATTAACGCTTTTAATGTTGTTGGATTTATAGGCATAATTTCTTTTTTTTAAGCTCCGAAAACATCGGAAAATATGTTACTAAATGTTTTTGATACTGTTGGTATTTGAGCCGTATATAAGCCACTTGGAATAAGCTCAATCGCTTCAAAAATAGCAAATATTTGAAATGTATCGCTAAAAGTATCATTATAATTAATTGGCACTTCAATTTCCTGCTCCCACCAATTAGAATCACTCGCCCTTTTGTCTGATTGTAAAATCTGTTTATTAGTTACTCGCAATCCATTAAAATAAACAATAGGAGTTACTAACATATTGTTTATATTTCTAAACGTAAAGCCATCCAAATATTCAAAAATAAAATGCTGTAAATTGGTAACTATTGCACGGCCTGAAACTTTACTTCCATTTATTTGCGTGTATTCCGTTATTTCACTTTCAGCATCTTCACGATCAAAATACATATTTAACCTAATCGACTGATAAAAATTAACAGGTCTTGAATAATCTAAATAATCAATCCTTGTCGTGTTTATATCTGTATTAATAGTAAATCTATTTGAATAAAGAGTTAAATCTGAAATTCCGTGTTTAAATTTAAGAATGACCGGAATATAAAAAACAGTTTGTATTGGTGCTATTTCAAAAGCAAACTGAGTAACACCTGAAACAATCATTTCAAGTATTGCAACCTTTTCTGTAATATCGAGTAATTCCGTTCCATCACACTTGCAAACATGAACTGTATAATTACCATCAAAATCAGCACCGCCAACCACATCAGAATATTGCAAATAAGTTTCAAACGGATTTAAAACAATTTGCGAATAATTAGCTAAAGAGTAATCAACAGCGGAACTTGCTCCCGTGTTAATTGCATCACTTAAATTATTTTTTAGTCTTATAAAACTCATTCTAACGCTGTTATTAAAGCATCTTCAAACGCTATTATATCCGTATAAATTACTCCATTTAATCTCATTTTGTCAAATGGTCTTGGTGTAATTATTAATTGTTCATTAAAATCATACAAACTTACAAAAAATCCAGTCAATCTAAACGAATTTAATATATTTATATTTATATCATAATACTCACTTTCAGTTTTAGGCCTTAGTTTCAATTCAAGTGAGTTATCAGACCATTTGTATTCAGCTTCTTTTGCATAACCTAATAAAACAGTTCCATCAAATTTATTAACTCTTACATACCCTTTATCGCTTTCAATTTTATTAAAAAACTCGGTAGCATCGGTAAAATCAGCAAAGACATTCACAGTTTCAATTCTCGGCTCAAATTTGCGAAGTGCCTTAATCGTTTCAATATTTATAGGCTCTGAATCTGCGAGTATTTCACTTTCCCCCGTTAATCGAGTTGATAAATTACCATTTACATCAAATAATGTGTTTTTTATTTCTCCGGTTAAATAACGACTAAATGAACCTAATAAAGAATAAAAATCTTTTAAGTTTCTGCCAATCGAATAACGTAAATTTCCATAATTTAAAGGATTTGCAATACCCTCAATTAACGTGAACGGCTCAAAAGTTTCATTTATAAACTGCACCCCCGTTAAAGTATATTCAATAGTAATTGTCGACGTTCCTGAAAATGTAGGTGCAGAAGGTGTGCCAAATATTGCACCAGTTAAAGTAAGTACATTTGGTTCAATAGCATTTACAGAATAACTCCCTTGATTTTCACCTGCTGTGATTGTAATTGTTGAAAATGTATTTATACCAATTAAAGTCCAAGGCACGGCCGGTGAAAGTAATTTTAGTGCAGGAAACGGAGTTGTTTGAACTTGCATAGTAATTGATGCCGTGAATCCTGACGTTCTATTTGGTGCAATTTGGTTTCCTTTGATTAGAAATAACTTTGTATCTTCTGAAAGTGAAGTAGTACTTTCACGATTAAACAATCTTCTACGTTGTTGCTCAATTAAAAAAGCACTCCTTATATGGTCAAATTCCCATTTATTTTCCTTTTCTATTTTTTTACTCGGCATTAACCATTGTGATTGACCGTGTACGTCATCAATTGAACCCTCACTATTTGTTTCCCTATCTTTTGATGAATTTTTATAGTTAAATTCAAATTGCAAAATAGCACAATTTGGATCGGATGAACTTTCATCCCTTAATTGCGGAATTTCAATAAAAGAAGCTATTTCTTCATCCTGATAAAATTCATTAAAATGTAGTATCTCAATATCTCCGTTTCTATTTATTTGATAGCCACCGTTTCGTTCCATTGGTATTTTAAGCAAATCTTTTAACGTGTTGTTAAACGGCTTGTCTGTTACTTGTCCTAATAAATAACCATTTGTTGCAAAGTTGTTATAATGTTCCCCTAAAACATCCCAATCAGGACAAATAACGTCTTGACCACCTACTGATTTATAAGCGTGTTTTAATACATCAATATACCTAACCGCTTTTACAATTGTGTCTATTGCAGTTGATGTTGTGGAAATTTCTAATTTACAATCATAAAAAGTGTTTACAGATATTTGTGTGCTATTCCCAGCTCCATGCAAAAAGAAAAAATACAATACTTCGCCTTGATTTATAGTGTATGGCAAATCTAATTCTATTGTATCATCAAACTCATAGGAATAAATATCTGTTGTTGGACCAAGTGCACCAGTATTGTAAAAAATAATACCATTATCATTTATATTATCTTTAAAATCGTTAAAACTTTCTGTTAAACTATTTCCTTTTGCAAAATAGCCAAAAACTTGTAAATTAGCAGGAAGCACATCATCATACCATTCTGTTTTTATATGAAGTTTTAATTTAACTTTTAAAGCAGTAAGTTCATTTTCGGCAACTAATACTTTAAAGTTTTGAGGTGGAAAATTATAATCAAAAGTTGGAAAAGGAGCACTTGTACTATCTTCAAACCATGTAAGAGTATCGTTTATATCGAACTTAGTAACATCTTTGATTGCATTAAAAAATCCCGGTGCTATTAAATTTCCACTTGAAAAAAGAACTCTTGTTAATTTATTCTCCCAACTACTTTGTTCCACAATCGGTTTAGCTAATTGCAACATATCAATAGGAATACACGGCTCAATCGCATTGCCGTCTAAATCTTCATCATTAAAAGCATCAATAACCACATCTAAACGTCTTTTAATCTCTTCTCTTTTACTCGCTTGAATTACTTTGAACTTTATCTCGTCTTTTGTTGTAACTGCCGTTAAACCATCTATAATGCCTTTTGAAAACTCCGCACCATCTTTTTCTAAAATATATTCAACATCCAACTCCCAACCCTTGAATTTTATTTCATTTACCAAATAATCAAAAGCATGATTAAGATAATTTGTAAGCGTTCCATCGGTTTGCACTTGTGTAGATGTTCGCCCCTCAAAATGTGTTTTGTCAATAGTCAAATCAATATCTTCATCCCCTAAAACAACATCACGGCCGTAAAAATCTTCTTGCTCAACTTTATGAGTAGAGCCATCAAAACCGAACGGCTCGGCTATTTCTATTCGTCCTATTTCGCCTTTAAAATCTAAAAAGTGTCGTAAATTCATTATGATTTTATTCTTAAACGATTACTAACTAATAACTTTTTAACTCCTTGTTCTTTTTGGTATAATCTTTCGCCTTGTACATCACGAATCAAACTCCATTCAGGTTTATTCTTAATTACATTTGTAAGGTTATCAAGTCGTGAATTTAACGGTGACAAATCTAAATTATTATTTACAACTGTTGAAGCGTTTGAAATTCCGTTGTTCATTAAAATTCCGTTCAACTCATTGTTAAACATAATCGATTTTGTTTCCTTAGCATTAAATACTTTATCGCCTTTGTTTAGGTGTGTTAATTGTGCCCCTTTATTACTACCTAAAGATTTAACTTTGCCGTGCTTATCTGTAATTAACTCCGCCCCTCTTTCTTGTGTCCACGCCATACCCTCAGGAGCATTGTCCGTTCCTTTGTAAAATTGTGGCACTTGTTGTGAAGCTATTAAAGCTATTTGAGCAGCTCCAATTATACCAACTGCAATTGATAAAGGAATATTTGGCAATGCACCAATTACCGCAGTTGCCGTATTTATAACAGCCTGAACAATAGCCATTGCTTTTTGTTGTTTTGCTTGTTTGTTTAATAGTGCAGTTCTTTTTTCGTCATATTGTCTGTCAATTTCTGCTCGTGCCGTTGAACTCTCACCAGCGAATAAAATTGCATTATCACGGCTCTTTTCTAATCTTCCTAACTCTTGTTGATAGGCTCTTTGCTGAGCTTCTTGAACTACGTTTATAGCATCTGTTGCCACACCTGCCCATTGTTGGAACTGTTCTTGCCAACCTTGTGTTAATTCCTCTCCGCTTTCAGTTCCTTGTTTTCTCCACGCTTCAAACCCTTCGGCTGTTAATCCCATTTCTTCAAAGTCTAACTTTAATCCTTCGCCCTCTAAAGCGGTTAATTCGCCTCTTAATGCTTTTAAACCATCTTCTAATATTGCTAATTGAGCATTGAAAGATTTATATTCTTCTGTTGTATCGGCAGTATTAGCACGGATTTGTTTTAAACTTGAAATTTGCTTTTCATACCAAGCCTCTGTACCCTGTAATAATTGTAATTCTTTTTCAGTTTCTTTGTTGTTTTCTTTTTTAGCGGTTGTATTTTCTTTTTTTGTTTTAGTTGCTTTTGTTTCTGTAATTTCTAAGCCTTTAGATTTTTGTAAAAGTTCTTCCATTGTCTTAATTAAAAGTCCGTTTTTATCTCTTTCGGAATCTTTTAATAAAAGCATATCTTTTTTAAGTTTAGCTAAAAGCCGTTCTTGTGCAATTATTAAATCTGCATTTGATATAGTAATCGTTTGCGTTTTCTCTTGTGCTGAGCCTTTTTGTACTAAATCGTTACCCGTTGTTCTAAGTCTTATTATTTCATTTTCAGTATCTACAATTCTTTGTTGTAATTCAAGGAAGTCCTCCAAACCTTCTTTTGCGTTTTCTGCTAATTTATCCCCAATAGCCTGAGCCGTATATTTTGCTAAAATAGCATCACGCAATTTGTAATACATTAACTCGGCTTTACCGTTTAATATATTTTCGTCATTAATATTCCCTAAATAATTAGGATAAAGTTCTTGTAATTTGTCAACGGCTTGTTTTCTTTGATCTATTGACAAAGTTAAATCCTGACTAACTTTATAAAGTCTGTCTAACTCGCTTATTTCTCTTGATGCTAATTCTGAGGCTGATTTACGAGCTTCGCTTAATTGGTTTATTTGGTCGCCTATTGTTTGAAGTTGTTGTCCCCCTTTCATTAATCCACTAACAAAAGATCCTATTTCTTTTCCATAAAGAGTAAATAATAAAATACCAACTCCCATTGCTGTTTGCAAACTAAATACTCCAGATAATATTTGACTAAATACCGATTTAACTGGTTGTCCTTGCTTTGCCAACTCTTTATTTTTCTCAACTAATCTTCCTATTTCATCAGTTAATATTGGAATATTATTTGAAAGTGCTAAAAACCCCGTTTGTGCTGAAAATGTAAAAGCAGGTAACTCTCTCGTAATTTGATTAATTGAGTTTCCTAATCCGTTAAAACTTCCAGCATAGTTACCTACGTTTCTTTGATTCTTTTGAATATTTGCATCGACCGCTTTTAAAGCACTCTGATACTTGTTTAATCGTGTTTCTAAAGAAGCGAGTTGAGCATTTTCCCTATCGTTTAACTTTAACCCTAATTCTTTTTTTATTGCTAAATTATTATAAGTAGCACTTAATGCATTAACTTTAGCTTGTACTTTATTATAAACATTACTTGCTCTTTCTATTGCAGATGCTTCTCTTTCGGCTTGTTTTATTGAAGTTTCTTTTTGTTTAGATAAACCTTGATAACTTTTACTTTGGTCTAATATCGCTTGTACTTCCTTTTTTTTCGCAACTACTAATTTTTCAGTATTATCTTTTAAATTTTTTGTCGCTTGTACTGATTTTTCTTGTGCAGCTGCAACATCTTTCAACCCCTTAGCGTAATCACTCGGCAATTTCTTATACTCATCATTCAAACTTTTAACGGTTTGAACTGCCATTTGCACAACTTTAACGTGGTCTGTAAAGGCCTCATTTAACTTTTTAACGAGTCCTTCCGCTTCTATAAAATTACCTTTTGCCATTTTTTACGCTTTTAATTTTTTCGTTTGCAATATCTTCGTATGCCAACCATTGCATTACGCTTATTTCGTTTATATTTGGTATTGACCGTTCTAAAATCTGTTCAACATTCGCTACAACTTTGTAAACATTTGTTATTTCCTGCTCAATCTTTTCACTTGTTTTTTTCTGCATCAAAGTAAGTGAAGTAGTTAAAGCATTAACGGCCGATTGAATTATTTTTAAATTTACCTCAATTCCTTCAAAAAACTTTAATTTTATTTTAGGCTCTAATTCTTTAATTAATGAATATAACTTTTGTTCATATTCCGCAAACAATTCAGGCTCTAAAATATCCCTATAATGATTCTGTAAATCTACTAAAAAATTAGCCGTACTTACTATATTTTCAATACGAACTCTTAACTTCATTTCGTTAATTGCTTTTGATAAAAATAATTTTGCTTTTTGGTCGTTTTTAACAGCATAATAGTCATCATACAATTTATACCAAACGTTTAAAATTTGCTCGTTTTCGCTTTTATTATATTTCTTATTTTCGGAATAATTAACATCCAATAAAAGATAGTTTTGTTCTTTTAGAATATTCCAAAATAAAATAATTCTTAACTTATCTAAACTATTGACTAATTCCATATTCCTTAATGTGATTATATTCTGCACCATTTATAAAGTTTGGTTTTATATCTCTCTCAAAAATAATCATAAAACTTTCTTTTCTTGCTATTTCTACTGGTGCTGTTTGATTTACTTTATAAAAATAACGTTCAGTACCCTTTTGCTCAAATTCTTTCTTATATCGTCTTAAAAGTTCATTTGTTGAACCGTTAAAACCTAAACCACAACTAAAGCAACCTACAGCCATAATTTATTCATTATTGATTCTACAACAAAATCATATATTTCAGCAAATAATTGTTCTTGCTCTTCACTACTCAATCCAAATTCTTCAAAACCGTATTTTTTACCAATCTTTTCAAACTTTGAATCAGTTGAGTAAATCTCGAATAAATTACCAGCTTTTCTAACCGTTAATAAATCCGCTAATGAACCCGTATCATGTAAATCTACAAAGCCTTTCGCTTGTGGGTTAATGCCTATTTTATATTGTCTGTATTCCTCACTTCTGTATTCTGCAATTATTCCCCCATCAACTGATTTGCCTATTATCCATCTTCTTTTTACTTCGTTTACAATATTCCCAGCATTTAGAATAATCATATCCGCAACAAATTTAGGGATGTTTGAAACTTCCCTATTCAATTGCAAACTATAATCATCTATGTAACTCATTGTTTTAAAAAAAAGCCCCTCTCATAAGAGAGAGGCTCAAAGCAAAAAATATGAAAAAAAACTAAACAGACGGAGCTTCTGCAACAGTAAATGTTGCTTGTCCTTTAAATAAATTCCCTAAAGAATCTTCGGCCACATCGTCCGAACCATCACGCAATTTCAATATCACAACTGCATCTTCATCTAAAGCCGTTACCGTAGCCGTGTATTTACCTGTTGCATTTGAATAACTAACAGCCGTTACCGGATTGTTAACACCATCTGCCGTAACTACATAATTTGTAATTGCATCTAAAGAAGTAATTAAATCGTCGTTATTACAAGCGGAAGCCACTTGAAAAACAATAGAAGTAGAACCATCAACAACCGTATCAACAGTTATCTTAGCATCAACAACACCCTCAACCTCTAAGGCATTGAATCCTAATTCTTCCCATGTAATAAATTGGAAACGTAAATTGAACTCCTCAGCATCCAATAATTGGATTTTAGCCATCGACATTTGTGGATCAGTACCCTGAACAAGTTTGAAAGTTTCAACATCAAACAATCCCATGTTTAAACCTTTCAATTTAGTAGCTGCCTGATTTGTGGCCACTAAAAGACCTTTATCAAACAACATAGCCAAATCCCATTTTGATTTTCCTGATTTGTCATATAAAGACTTGTGGAAACATCCACCTTTATCAAACGAAAATGTAAATTGTGGCTTACCGTTTCTAACTTTTGACAATACCCCAGTACTTGAAGTGTTCACTTCGTTATCCGGTGTAGTTTGCTCAAAGTTGTATATTCCTAAAAATGGAAACAATCCAAATGCTTTAATTCTGTCTTTCCAAGTTGCTTCATCAAGCGTGTCAGTAGCAACATCCCATGTAAAGCCTTTAGTTAACAATCCAATCCCTAAAACATCGCCAAAGGTTTGGATATCGCAACTTCTGCTTCCTGTACCTCTTAAATCGGTCGTACAGTTACCGTATGAATTTAAATTTATCATTTTATTTTTTATTAATTAATTAAACATTCTGCATTAATTCTTAAACTAAACTTTATCACTCGTGCATCAACAATATCAGTAACTATATTTACATCGGAATAGGTTTTTTTACCTTTAAAATCAGACGTTGTTAAGTTTTCATTATTTGTATCTACACCATAATTAGGTTCATCTTTTTCCTTAAACCTATCTTTCAACTCACGGGAAACGATTTCAACGTGTAAGTTTTCAGTCAATCTATTCTTTACTAAATTTGTAAGCGGATTAATGATTTTAGTATAGCTTTCAATTTGTCTTGTTTTATTAAACCAAGCCGATTCAGTATTCTGCATTATTATCAAAGTGGCTTCGGTTTCATATTTACCGTTTAACTCAGTAAAGTCATTTAAGATATACCAAATTAAAGGATATTTTTGAGAGTTGCCCATTGATTTAATCCACTTTAATAGTTCTTTTTGGTCACCATATCCGTATTGAACAGTTCTATTTGAACTATTGTAAGGTATTGTTAAACCTTGAAAAACTGTTGCTAAAGCAGTTGCAATTATCATAATCCAAATTGATTTTTATATTCAAAACAAGTGAATGGAGCATCAGGATAGTTTGTTTGATTATCTTTTAAGAACGTGAATAAATCCACATAATAAGACTTATCAGCATGACTATAATCATATATCGGAACACCAACGTGCCAATACATTATTCCCCTTCTGCCGTAGCTTTCACCACCATTAACGGAATTTACAAATCGATTCCATGTGTTTGTCAATCTTTGTGTTGAATTTACAGAAACCGCATTTTTACTAACTTGCATTACTTCACCCACTCCGGTCATATCAGTTAGTTTAGATTCTAACCAAAAGTAGTAAACATAATCAGCTAATAATGAACTCTTGAAAGTTCCTTCGGTAAATAGCAATCCCTTCCAACGGTAATTTTTACCATTTTTAATATAGGTTTTGCCGTTTACTAAGTCCTTCCATTTCTGTTCTGCATCTGTTTTCAAAACTCCGTTTGTAATATCACTATTCAAATCAGTAAATAAATCATAACCTAAAACCTCTTGTAATAACAGACGCACTTTACCATCGATGAACTCAGTTAATTCCGTAGCAGAATTACCTTGTAACTCGTTTACATTTGGTATTGCGATTTCTCGATTGAAATAAGATGCGTCTATTAAATACATTGTTTTATAAATTTAAGATTTAACAACTTTGGCTATATCTAACCTCACAAGCTCATCAGCGACAAGTCTATGCGGTGTGATAATTTTCCCCAATTTGTAATGCTTTGTTTCTTTTATGATTTCCAATTTAACCCGATCTGTGTAACGGATTTTTAACTTTTTTTCGTTTGCTCTTGAAAGCATAACTTTGGAATCAAATGTTTCTGTTTTAGTTGCCATTGTTATTATTGTTTAAAGGTTATACACTTGGTTCAGCTTGTTCAATAGCTGATAATACAGTCGCAATATCATCATAAATGATAGAGTTAGTTAATGAGCTTGGAAGATAAGTTCCCAAAAACGCTTCTAATTTCTTAGACATTAAGTTTTTACGGAAATCGTCATTCTCATATCCTTCGTAATACTCGATGTTTTGAGAAATTACAACTTTAAAGTTTTTTAAGTCACCTACTAAAATAGATTCATTATCCATTTTGTTCGTGAATACAACTCTAACCTCACCTACATTGTTACCATCTTGTGTTACAAATGGTGGAACGATATAATCGCCATCACTATTTTTAATACCTTGCATTTTGGCTCTCCATACTGTGTTTAAAACAGCAGTAATTTGTCCTTTATAGTTCCCTAAACGAACTTTAGTAGCCATTGCCATAATAACATCATAGATGTTAGCATCTTGGTAGTAACCCGCTAATTCTGTTGGAACAACAAATGCAGAAGCTAATTCAGCAACACCTGCTAAATTATCACCGATATTATCACCGGCCAATACTTCGTCATCAATTTTTTGCTCAACTAATTCACTTGCATGAGTTCTAAAATCAGATACTACTGATGGAGCATTTTGAGCTAATCTTTTTGACATTTTCCAAAATAAAGCAACCTCTTTAACTGGTGCTTTTCTTTCTTGCCAATCTGCATCTACTAATGGTTTAGCATCACCTTCGCCAATAAATTCAGCATCACCATCTTCGTTAATACGGTCAACATACCAAATAGATTCTGTACCGGCTTGTGTTTGAACATCTACTAAAGGTAAAATGAACGTGTCAGGCTTTGGAGTTGAATAGATTGTTGAATCGATATAATTACCAAACAACTGATTGAAACCGTTTGCTACATTTGGCAATACGTTTGCCGTAGTCATTAACGCAGGGTCTTTAGTTACTAATAAATCCTGAGCTTTGATTTCAGTTTTAGCTGAATAGCTTGGAGTTGTTTCAGGTTTAGCTTCTAAGTTCTTTTCAACGAACTCAACGAAATAACCTTTTTGAGTTCCGGTAGTGTTACCCATTTGATTTTCTTTTAATTGGTTAATTAATTCTTCTAAATCGGTAATAGCTTTTGTAGCTTTACCTAATTCATTTGTCAAAGTTTCATTTGAAACTAATCCTTTTGTTGCTTCTTCAAGTTCTGTTTTTCTTAAATCAGCTTCATGTGCTTTCATAGCAACTGCATAAACATCCACATCTTGCGGTGTCATTTTGCTTAAATCTTCTTGTGTTTTGTAAATAAACATTTTTAAAATAAGTTTACGTTAATAATTGTTTTTGTTGTTGTTGTTTGAGTGTCTTGCAACGGCTCGGTTTGTTCTGCTGGAGTGTCTTTAACGGCTTCAACTGATATTGTAGGAGTTGCAAAGTTTGAACCTTTTACAACTGCTGAACCTTCTACTACTTTAGCTTCGGAAACTACCCAAAAATAACCCCTTTCATCTGCAACCTCTTTATTGGCTATTTCATTATAATATTTATCCCAGACTTCTTTTTCTTCTACATCAAATTTAGATTCTGAATTAACGGCTAAATCTAATTTAACATAACGCATCCCTACTGAGTGTTCTTTTACATATCCTTTTGCATATTGCTCAAACATAAACGGATTGCGTATCTTTGGAATGTTAGCTTCAAAAGTTAACGCTTCGGTTGTTCCTTTGTAACTATATCCTAAATCAGACCATTTCATTTCCATTACACTTGCTTTCACTTCATCTGTTATGATTTTGTCAAAAGTCATTTGATGTTCTTGCAATAAAAGTAAATTCTTTTGTTCCTTTACTGATTTATTCCAAATACCCTTAACGTGCAAATCGTTGTGACTGTCTAATAAATTGGTTGTGTTGATTATTAATTTAGCTTTTAAACCATTTGCATCAGCTAAAGGCATTGATTCCGCTTTTACTACTTCGCCTTTGTCGTTTTCAATACCTACATAATGAAAAGTTGCATCAGCATCTTTAGTAATCATTTTCTTTTGAGCAATCAAAGTATTTTTATTATCCCTTAATGCTTTAAACAATTCATCTTGTGTAGCAAATTGTCTGTCCGGAAATTCTTTAACTACTATCATTTCTTTATAATTTTATCCTCTTTCAAGGCTTTTAATTTATCTTTTGTTTCCTGTTCAATTGCTTTCTCAATTTCGGCTTTTGTTAATTTTGTACTCATAACGTTTCGATTTTGATTCCTAACTCCCTTGCTAATTGTTCATTTTCTAACTTTAATTTTATTACTTCTTGTTTTTCCTTTTCAAATACTTGGCTAAACATTAAATGACTCCATTCCATTCTTATATCTTCTAATCCAAATAATACTTCAAACTTATCCGTTAAATCTTGTCCACTTGGCTTTAAACTGTATTCGACGTGTCTTGCAGTTGCTTTCTCTTGGTTCTCGTATGTTGATCCTCTTAAATTAGCTTCAAGAACATCTCTTGGTATTCCATACATAGTTCCTATCATGAAGTAATCATTGTAGAAACTTTCATCTAATTTTAAACGTGCAATATCATCAACAAATCTTTTTATATCAATAGGCTTTTTAACTGCGTGTACTTTTTTGCCACTTCTTAAAACCGTTTCAATACTTTCTTTATCTTCTTGGCCTAACGGTATTTCGCTTAGACTGTCATTCTTTTGACTTGCAATAAACTGCTGAGAAAATTCAAGGTTGACCGCTTTTGCATTTAATGCTTGTTCAGAATTTCCGATAACTTTGTAAAGGCTATCTAAAACACTATTCCCTAAATACCAATTTCCACCTATTCCATTTGTAGTATCAAAAAAGAATGTTAAGTCAGAAATACGAATATTTGAAGTTGAGCCGTCCTCGAATGTATATGTTAGTGTTTGCCTTTGTTGTTCATCAAATGATTGTTTGCTAAATAGCATTCTGCTAAACTTACTTTTACCGTTACTAAAATCAAAGTTAGCAGGATTCAACCAATATAGTTGAGTGCTTTCATTCATTGTATTGTTGGTTCTGTATAGAATAGCTTGTCCTAACATTTTCCAAAACATATAATCCCAAAAAAACTGTGTCCAACTCTGATAAAAATTAGGCTGCTTTTTTATTGAGTATAAAAAGTTTATCTCTTTTAACTCATCATTTTGATATTGGTTTATTTTTCCAAGCGAAAACAAATCACAATTTAACTTAAAGACTTTTGTACAAGCTGGGTTTAAAAGCACCGCATTAAGTTTCTGCTGATAGTTTGTGTACTCTTTTGAAGTTGCTCCAGCTCTAAACATTTCTGTAAACCAATTGCCCTCATTATCTCTTGTAAGTGATAATGGTTGCTTTCCCCAATCTAAATTAAAACTGAATCGTGCCATATTAAATAAACAAAAAAAGCGTACTGCTATCTAAATTAATAGAAGCAATACGCTTAAAACTTTGTTGTGCTGTCTTTACGTCCATTAATTTGAAAAGTGCATCTTCACACTTTGAAAGCAAAAGTATAAAATAAATATTGAATAATTTGTTTATTTGTTATATTTTTTTTATTACTCCGAAATCGAACAACTTTTGAACGCAATAAGCAGTACTATCAATTAGGTGATTATCTTGGTCAATTGGCTCTTCTTGAATGACTCCAAACTTGTCTTTTTGATAGCAATAGTTCTCTTGTTCTAACTCTATATTCTTTGAAGTATCTGTATAATAGATATTTAAACCTTGTAGCATTTGTATTCTGTCCAGTAGTCTTGACTTACCACCAACGGCCACCGCATTTTCATAACCAACCCTACGAAGTGAAACAATTTTGTTTGGTCTGTTATTATCGCAAACAATTATTTTATTCTTTGGAATGTTTAACTTTTGAAATAACCAACTAACTAAGCCATCTTCATCAGCTCCATTAATAGAATGTAAGTCCATTGATGAAAGCGAACGTCTTATTTCATTCTCACTTGCGTAGTTATGCTCATGAAGATATAAATTACCATCGCTATATTTAGCCTCAACTATTGCAAACGGGTCAACTGTTCCCCAATCGACTCCAAAATATGATTCTTTGTTTAGGTTTAAAAACTCAATGTAAGGGATTGACTTCCAATTGTAAATACGTCCTTCAACTTGTCCAACTTGTCCGAGTCCGTACACTCGCCACATATTCGCCCAATATTCATTTATTACCTTACCATCTTGCAAAAATCCCTTTTCCTTATATCTTAAGATTTCGCCTTTCTCTTCTTCTGATAAAAATTCATTATCTAAATAAGTAAGGTTAATAAAATCGCAATCGTTTCGTGTCATTACTTCGGTGTGAAACCAAAACTTTGCATTTGGATTAAAATCGATTATTACTCTTTTTGCACGGGATGTTAATTCACGGTATGTGTCAAACTTTACTTTGTTTGCTTCATTTACAAAAACAATATCAGAACGTAAACCTTTACCAATATCAACTTTATCTAAACCTATGAATTTAATAAACGATCCATTTTGAAAACGGTATAGAGTTCCATCTGTAAATTGGTCTTGTCTATAAAGATTAAAAGACTTCATAATATTTAAAAAGTCTTT